TTTGACATGACTAATACTGCCACCCCTGGCAGTCTGTGTCAAGCAACTGCCAGAAACGATCATAAGAAGTGAGCGATCTGGTGGGGCGCACCCCCAGAGACACGAAAAGGCCCCCGGAACACCCGAATGGGCATCCCGGGGGAGAGTGATCCTCGGCAGGGGATCATGGAATCATGTGAGGCTGGTCGGCCACGGATCATCCGTGTCGAACACCGCATGCACCTCCAGATTGTCCACGACATCACCGGTCATGGATGAGCGGTTGCCACCAGAGTTGAGGAAAAGTCGGCACACGTCCCTGCTGGACGCCGTGAGCGCCGGCGTGGAACAGGCAATCCGCGGACGCCACCCCAGAGGCATCCCCGCGGCGGTGACCGACGACACGTTCCGGGTGTGCTTCAGGGTGGTGTTGAGGATCACCAGCGAGCCGATGCGCCGCGCCGTGATCAAGGCATCGGAGGACAGCTGCAGGGTGCCGTCCGGCGACGTGAGTGCCGAGATGAACGCCGGGCTGCTGGTCTGGTTGACCACCCCAGTGTCTCCCATCGACACGCTCCATCCGGAAGGCAGTTTCTGCCACTGCCATGCACCCACCCCGGCGCCATCGGTGGAGCACCACACGGCACCCACCGGTGCAGATGCCACCCAGCTGCGCCCGGAGGCGTCGAGGGTGTCTGGCATGTCCGGTCGCCCCTTTCCCGCCCCGGTGAATGTCGACGGCTGACCCGGTGGCCCGGGTTCCCCCCGTGCACCCCGTGGCCCAGCCGGGCCGATGAATCGGGTCTGGGGCACACCAGTGACGTGATCGCCCTCACGGATGAGCACATCCCCGTCGGCCACGGTGGCAGGCACCAGCAGGGTCGTCACCGTCACCGATGGGGAGGGCACAAATCCCGCCGCCGTCCACAAATCCAGCGGATGATCCCGGGTGTGGTCGGCGGTGACCTGAATGTCGATGCCGTCCCAGCCCAGCTCGTCGGCGAACCTCACATGCCACAGGCCGTGGTACAGCCACAGGCCACGCTGGCCATGCAGGCTCAAATATCCGTCGGCGTCGAAGTCAGCGACGATCGCCTCCTGGATGACACGCTGCGACGGGTCGCCGGGGACCAGACGCCACCGGTCTGCCGGTGTGCACGTGACCGCCCTATCCAGCTTCACCGGTGGTCCGTCGGGGTAGGGGTCATCCTCGGGCCCCATGTCTCCGACGGCCCGGATCGCCCGGGCCGTCACCAGACCGAAGCGATACTCCTCGGGGAGTTTCGGCTCGGACATCAGCCTTCCTCCACCGGGGCGGCGCGGCGTGGAGCCGCCTCCTCATCGATCACGGCAGGGCCATCCTCGACAGCCTCTGGCTGGGGATCATCGGATGGCTCGACCACAACCGAGGCGCTCGACGGCACCGTCGCAGCCGTCGCCATACCGGGAACCAGCACCGCAGCCACCAGAGCCACCCACAGCGGGGCGGTCTTGTCATCGACCACACCGTAGGCGATCAGCAGCGGAATCACAGCGGTGGCGACCCCATAAATCCAGCGGCGGACGGTCAGGGGAATCGTCTTGTCGATCTGCCACATGTCAGGCCCCCTTGCGCACCAGGTCGCAGCCGTGCTTGACGGCCTTGGCGTGTCCAGCGGTGATCTCAGGCCAAGCCTTCGTGTCCCAGTTTTTGGCGATCGGATTTACATAGCCAGACGACAAAGCGCCCCTACCGGCGCCGTTGGAAAACTCGTGATAGAAGCCAGACACCTCATTGAACAGCAAATAGACGCGGGTGTTCTTGTCCTTCGTCGGGTGATACCAGCATCCGTGCATGTCATCTTCTCCTTCGGTTGGGTCGATCGGTTTGGGTTTCGGGGTTGCAGGGGCAGGGCGGGGAACAGGCGTGGAACCGCCGCGTGCCATCGCCAGACAGCGGGTGATGGGGAATGTTCCGGGGTCGGTGTGGTCGTTGCCCCACACATGCTGATGGCCACACACCCCGGTGCACCGTGACCACTCCGAGGCGGTCATGCGATGGCTGTGGTTGCCCGTCCAATCCCCAAACGGATATGGGGCGGCGAGGGGCAGCTCCCACTCCTTGTGCAGCCATGCGATGAGATCGGCCACGGCACGCAGCATCATGTCGTCGGGCCGGGTCCAATCCGTGTGAGGCCCGGACACCGTGTAATCACGATGGGGGTTGGCTCTCGTGGCCCAGCCGCCGGTGCCCACCAGCTCCACCTGACATACGTTCATGCGGTTGGTCGACGGCGACCCGGACGGCTGCCGCAACGCCATCGAGGCGCACGGCAGGGGCCAATGCTGACGCCACTGCGGCCTACCCGAGGTGCAGTTCAGAGTGAGGTTCGGTGCCTTGCGGCCACCGTCGAATCCCGGCCAGCCACCACCCTCCGTCGTGTGCAGGACGAGGACGTTAATCTTCTGCTGTCTGGGTCTGGGCACGGCTGACTCATAATTTTGTGCCGTCCGGTTGGCGGGCGGAAACCATGCTGCATGGCTCATGACTCCACCCGCTTCCAGCCGTCGGGGTAGACGTCGGGCTCCCACACGTTGGCGTCTGTGGTTGACTCCCACACGGCCCCGTTGAACATCACCCGGTCACCCTTGCCGTAGGCGTCGTGGGCACCGGTGGGCTGCACCCAGTCGGCAGGCCTCACATCGCCATGCTCATCGGGGGTGGCCTCGGCGCGCCAGCCCGACACCCCCGGCTCCCACACGTTCGCAGGCGTCAACGACAGCCACACCGTGCCGTTGTGGGAGACATGCGCATCCTTCGGATAGGCGTCCACGGCCGAGGTGGGCTGCACCCATTCCGGCCATGTTCCATCCGGTTTCTGGGCGCGCTTGGCTGAAAGCCCGGACATCGACTGATAGGCGGCGATGTCATCCAGGATCTGTCTGGGCATGGCGGCCACCATCGCTCGACGTGACTGCTCATCGAGCAGCACCCTGATTGCCTCCGACAATTCCTCATCCGACAGGTCGGTCGGATCGTTCACAATGCTCATCGTGTGCCCCTTTCCAGGTGTGTGATTCGGTCATCGAGCCGGGTGTGTGCATCGTGGGCGTCCCGGCGCAAATCCATATCGGTGTCAGCCAGCCGGCCAATGTCCTTCGCCATGCCACGCTGCTCACCCTCGACACGGCGCAACGCATCCGCCTGCATGTCCAGTGCGGTGCTGATCGTGCCCAGCTTCTCCTCGATGCGGTCGTTTGAGTCACGAAGCGAGCCGCCGTGATTAGGTTTCATCTCGTGATTCAACTGGCGGTGCATACTGTGGATATCGCTGCGTGTCTTCACGGACTGAACGACAGCCCCCAGAAGGGTGGCCAACGCTGTCAATACAGCGGCCAATGCCAACCCAAAATTGGACCACACATCAATCTTCATGGCCCCTACCTCACTTCGTGTATGTGGCGCGCAGCATGCACGAATACTTGTCGAACTTGAACTTTCCGAAAACCCCGCTGGTGGTGCCGCCATAGCCCTCGCCAAGCGTGAAGCCGTGAATCTCGCCCCGAGCAATCGGCCCCCACCATGACTTCGGAAGATTCACCCATTTGCCGGCGCCGGCCGTCCACTGCGGCGACCAGAATGCGCCTCCGCCTGATGTTTGCGGACTATCGGGTAGCGTTGTCTTCCTGTACTGGCCAATGATCGCCCGACCAGAGCCACCGTAAAACTGCTCGTTCTTCAAGTACACCTGCATATTTTGTATCGTGGCACCTGCCATATCCTGTGACGGCGTAGAGGACCACAACATGACCGAGTACCGCGATTCCCTATTGTAGAATCCCTGCTGCAGGAAATTGTCTACCGTATGATTTCCCGACCAGCAGCGAATTTGCGACGGATACCAGATATTGACGTACTGCTTAACCGGTTCACCCGAAGGTGACGGTATTGGAGCAGAACCCTGATAGGGGATTCCGCCACCAAAGTTGACCTGGCCGTCCGAGTCAGAGGCGTGCACTCCCATGTCCTCGATAAACATGTTTGATGTGCGATATTCAGATGATGGGAAAAGCCCCCATTCGCCTGGCTTCATTACTGCTGCAGTCAGCAGCAGACGCACCTTTTGATCCACGGGTGATATGGGGAGCATGGGCTGCCACACCAAATATCCATTTCCGCCGGCCATCTGAATTGTCGCCGTGTCAATCTGCGGTGAATCGATCGTGGGCGCCGCTGGTGTTGGATCGCCAATCTCCTGTTTCAGGCGCAGCACCACCGGTGCTGCCGTGTTGATGAACACATGCGCTGCCAGGCAAAACCGGTAGGCTCTATCGGCCTTCATATCCAGGGCGAATTCATAAACCCCCACATCTGAGGTGCCAAACTTGAAATCGTTCAGCTCAGATTTGTCGCCCAATTGCCGACGGGCAATCACGCCCCGCGGAAGCTGCTCCAGCAGGTCGATGATGTTTTGGCCGCCCACGGTGAGGGTGTCCGCCACATCCATTGTTTTGGCCACGCCGCCACCGTCGGCGGTGAAGCCTGCTGTCGGCTCGCCATCGACACCATAGAGCATCATCTGGTCGTCTGTTGGTCCTCCCAGGGTGATGGTGGCCATCTCGCCA